TCTGAAGTTGCCCGCGTTGCCAAGGCCGGCGACACCATGACCGGTTTCCTAACTCTCAACGCCAACCCAACTAACGCCCTTCACGCCGCTCCCAAACAATATGTTGATGCGGCATTTCCGACCGGCGGCATTATTATGTGGTCGGGCAGCATTGCCTCCATTCCTAGCGGATGGAATCTTTGCGACGGCACCAACGGCACGCCCGACCTTCGTAACCGCTTTGTTGTGGGTGCCGGCTCTACTTACTCGGTTGGCGGTACTGGCGGCGCAACCACCGACTCCATCACGACTTCGAGCAACGGCGCCCACACTCACACTGGCGCCACCGGCTCCACCACCCTCACCGAAAGCCAAATTCCCTCTCACACCCACACCGGCACTACTTCTACGGCAGGTAACCATACGCATAGTTATACGCAAGTCCAAACAGTTGGAGCGGCTTATACCGCAGGCGGCGGCGCGTGGGGCAATGCTTTTACAGGGAGTACCGGAGCGGCAGGTGCGCACAACCACACGTTCACCACTGATGCGACAGGCGGTGGAACTGGCCACACCCACACCATTTCGTCCGACGGGGCACACACCCACACGGCAACTGTCAATACGGTGCCGCCCTACTATGCCCTCGCTTACATCATGAAACTCTGATGTCAGAAACATTCGAAGCCCAAAACCTAACCGCCATATCTTTTAGCGCGGGCGTCGTCAAAGAGCAGACCCGCAAGGCCGCTGAAGGATTTTGGGTGGATTGCGATAAGGTCCGCTTCCGCCTCGGTAAACCCGAACTGATTGGTGGCTGGCAGAACGTCACAACGCCCGCCCAAACTTCTACGCTGCTGGGTACGCCTCGCGCTCTCGAAACTGTCCGCTCCATTGATGGTCTCAAGGCCGCAGTCCTAGGTACGCCTATCGCACTCTATTCGTCTAACCTCTCTAACTACTACGACATCACGCCCATCGTCAAGACCACTCCCGACACTGACATCCTATCCACATCTGTCGGCTCTACCAAGGTCGTCGTTTCCGTTTCGGCTCATGGGCTAGAAAACTCCACCCTTGTCGCTATCACTTCGGCAGCCACGACTATCGGCGGCAACATCCTCATCAATCCAGTTGCTGCTACATCTGCCACTTTCCAGGTCAGCGTCATCGACAACAACTCCTTCGAAATTGACGTAGGCGTCACAGCCGCTGCAACTTCTGCGCAGACTGGTGGCAGCATAACTGTCTTCCAAGATTACCCGGCCGGCTTCGATTCGTCAACTCTTTTGCAGGGCTGGGGCACTGGAGCATGGAGCGGCAGTTTTGGTTGGGGTTCGCCGGCCAGTAGCAGCACCTTCTTCACACCGCTCCGTTTGTGGTCCCTCGATTTGTGGGGCACCGAAATCATGGCTGTCCCGACAAGCGGACCCTTGATGTTGTGGCAGCCCCAGAACGGAATCGACTCCCGCGCTGTTATCGTCACAGCCGCACCTTCCGTCAACCAGATCGTTCGCATTGCGCCCGAAGCCCGACACGTCGTCCTTTATGGAACGCACGACTCGCTGGGCAATTACGATCCCCTTCTCATCAGGTGGTGCTCCTCCGAAGACTACACGGACTGGACGTCCACCCTAACCAACACAGCGGGCGACTATCGCCTTCCCTCGCGTGGCTCTGAAATCCGTAACGTCACGCGAATGACCGACAAGACCCTGATCCTCACCGACTCCGACCTGTTCTCCCAGAATTACATTGGCTCCAATGATGTATTCGGCTTCGTACGCGGGGCCGAGAACTGCGGCGTCATCTCCCAAAACGCAGCCGTCGAATACAACGGCGTTCTCTACTGGATGTCGAACGGCGGACAATTTTACAAGTTCGACGGGCGCGTCCAACCCTTGTCCTGTACTGTTCGTAGTTACGTCTTTGACGACCTTAACGCAATCCAACTCGACAAGATTTGCGCAGGCGTCAACTCGCGCTTCAACGAAATCATCTGGTTCTACCCCTCGGCTTCTAGCACCGAGAACAACCGCTACGTCATCTACAACACCCTCGAAAATCACTGGACGATTGGTGCCCTCGCCCGCACCGCTTGGAAAGATTCCAGCACCTTCGACCTGCCTATCGGCGCTGGTCCGTCTGGCTCTGGCCTCTACTACCACGAAGCCGGCTACGCAGACGACACCCAGCCGCTCGTTGCCTACCTCGAATCCGCCTACTTCGATATGCAAGATGGCCGCACCATTATGTTCGCCAACAAAGTGGTGCCGGACTTCTCGAACATCTCAGACAACACGCCCTTCACTGGCACCCTCACAATGAGCCTGCGCGCCCGCAAATACCCAGACGACACGCCCGTTACCAAAGGCCCATACCTCATCCAAGCCAACACCGACAAAATCTCCACCCGCCTACGCGGCCGTGAGTTCGCCGTTCGCCTCGACTCAAATGTCATCAACAAGCCGTGGCGCCTCGGTGAATTCCGCATGTCGATATCGCCGGATGGTGCGCGATGACCCGCCGCCTCACGTCCCGCCTTCTTCCCGATGCTCCTTCTGGCTGGGACCCGTCCTCCCAAGAAGTCTGGAATCGCCTCATCCGAACTCTCGAATCCTCCGATCTATTCGACAGAGGCCGGCGCACTCGCCCCCAATTCATCGTGAAGGGCACAGTATCCGCACCCGTAACCCTCGACCTTTCTTCGCCTTCCGTCTCCGTCTTGACTCATATCGTTGGCAAACTCCTACTTGCATTACAGCCGTCCAACTTCACTGACGTTCGTGAAGACCTTTAATATCTCTGCCTTTTATGGTATAATCAGATAACGAGGCTCCACGATGAACGGTGTAACCCTTCCTTCCTACGCTTCCAACGCCTACCTATATGGTCCGACTCTCGCTGCCGCACCTGCTGCCGCGCCCGCTGCCATTTCGCCGTTCTCCGTTCTGCTGGCTCAGTCTCCCCTCCCCCAGCCTTCTGCTCCTCCCCAATCTGCCCTCGACGCTCTCGCTAACATCTCAGCGGGCGGCTCTCGCAACGACACTCCCTATGGCGGTCTTGGTCCCCAAGGCACGCCCGGCACCGGCAATCCTGTCGCCGACTATCAGTCTCTAATGGCCGATCCAACAGGCCGCGCTGCTGCCATGGCTGCTCTCGGTATCGCCGCTAATCCTGCCAGTTTGCCTGGTTTTGTTGCTGGGACCATGCTTGGCCAAGTGCCGGGCGTCTATGGCAGCGTTCCCGCAAAAGGACCAAGCGCCTTCGGGATGCGGGGTGGCCTACAGGGTCTTCAGCAGATGGCCCGCGACTTCTACAACTCCATTCAAGGCTACCCTTCTAAGACAGAAGCCTTCTCGACGGAAGGTGGCCTAAAGGGTGACGTTGCTCCCGATGCTCTGACTGCTGATGAGGCTGCTGCACAAGCCGCTCAGGCCGCTGCTACCGGTGACATGGGTGGGTCCAAAGATGACGGCGGCGGCAAGAGTTCTCCTGATGGTGGCTTCGGAGATGCTACGTCCGAAAGCAGTCCCGGTAGTTCTGAAGGTGGCTCTAAGGGCGACGACTCCGGTAATTTTCGCAGCGGCGGTCTCATCAACTACGCGCAAGGCGGAACGGTGCTGGAGTTGCAAGGTGGTGGGAAGATTGCGGTGGGGCCGGGTGGTGGTCTCGACGATCTGATTCCGACCAGCATCAATGGCCGGCGCGCGGCTTCCCTCTCGGACGGTGAGTTTGTGGTGCCCGCTGACGTGGTGTCCATGATGGGTGACGGCTCGTCCAATGCGGGAGCGCGGCGCCTCTACGACCTCGTTCGCCAAATCCGCGAAGCAAAGACAGGAACTTCCCGCCAAGCGGGACCGCTCCCCGTTGGTGAAATTCTGAAAAGGACTATGCGATGAGCGGCTTTCTCGGCAGCCTGCTAGGCGAAAAAGATCAAACTGTAACGACCAGTTCGACGGGCATTCGTCCGCAAGCGGAACAACTTGCCGGGCAGTTCCTCACGGCCACCCAGCAGTTTGCGGCCCAACCCTACCAAGCCTACAAGGGCACCCGCGAAGCCGCCTTTACGCCTGACCAG